GCGCGTTACGACCGCTTCGGGTACCTGCATCCCTACTTGTTGCGTGAACCTCAATGTGGCCAGTTCTACAGGTGTTCACTCCAAGCGTACGTAAAATACACTTTCGTGTCGTGATCCCCTCATTGGACAGGATGTTCTGGAAGCCGCGGATGTCATCCACCGCAACGACCGTACCCGCCGCCCCCAGCGTGGCCGTGACGCGCGTATTGCCCCCCAGATAGCCGCCCACCCCGTTCTGCGCGCCGCCAAACAGGGCGTTGCGCGCCAGCCGGTCCAGTGTCTGCCGGGCATTGATGCCAAGGCGGGAGGCATTGGCCAGGAACTGGTTGGCAATGCCCACGCCCTCGGTCACCTGGTTGAGGTCCATGGTGTTGCCGTACTGGTTGATGGTAAGCGTGTACTGTTCCACCGACCACTGTGCGGGCGTCATGCCGTTATCGAAGCTGGTATTGGCGGTGGGGTTGAGCGGGGTGGTGGCCGGCGGCAGGAGCCCTGCACGGGTATCGGTAATGGTCTGGCCGATGCGGGCGGGGAATTCCATCTGGTCGGCAATGGAGCGGAAGCCCAGCCGCGACTGCAGCGCATCCTGGAACGCGCGCGAGAGGAACCCCTGCTGGATGACCGGCTGCAGGGCGGCGGGGAAATTGGCAATGGCCATGAAGTTCATTTCCTTTGAAAGAACGCAAGAAAGCCGCCAGGCGCGGCGCGTGGCGGCGTCAGGGGTGGCCATGGCGGGCTTGCGCCATGAAGGGGCCGGGTGGCGGGTCAGGAATGCGGCACGTCTGGCCGCCCGCAGGCCCCTTGCCGGTTCCGCGCGGCATCAGGGGGCGCGGAACGGGTAAAGGGTGGCCTGTGGGGCATGTCGGCCCCACGGGTCTTCATAAGGAAGGTGCCGGTAAAGATTTTTTCAGGATGCTTCAAAGCATGCCGCCTTTTTTAAAAAAAAGGCGGCCCCCAAAAGCTTTTATTTATTAATTATTGTTCCATCCCCGCATGCCGCATCGGCAACAGTTCTAGGTCGCCACCGGCCAGCGCAGGCCCGCCGCGCTGGCGGCGGCCTTCACATCGCGCGCACCTGCCGTACGGGCATCGAACGGGGTGGGGTCGCCCGCGCGCGGGGCGGGGCCTGCGGCGGTGGTGCCGGTCGCCGCCCCCGATGCGGGCCGGGGCGGGGTGAACAGGTAGGCGCGGCTTTCACGCGCGGCCTCCATCACGGTGTCCAGCCCCTGCGGCGTGCCGTCCTCGGCCAGCGTGACGGTGGACAGGTCCACCAGCCGCACCACATCGGCCGGTTCCACCGCCCCCATGCGGGCGGCCATGGCGCGGGCTTCGGCACGGATGACGGCACGGCTGGCGCGGGTGCGCGCGGTGCTGGCCTGCTCGGTGGCGCGGGCAAGGTCGGCTTCCAGCGCGGTGCGGGCGGCAAGGGCCGCGTCACGCTCGGCACGCAGGGCGTCCATCTCACGGCGCAGGGTTTCAGGGTTGGGGGACGGGGGCACGCTGGCGGTCATGTCGTTACTCCGTAATAATGAATATCAGGTCTGGCTGCCGGTATTGATGCGCGCCCATTCGCCATGCGGGCCGGGCACGCCCGCACGCGCGGCAAACAGGGCGCAGGCACTCTGGCGTGACAGGAACCCCCCCTGCACCGCCTGGCCCAGCCCCTGCGCCAGTTGCGCGATCTCGCCCTCGGTGCCGGGGAAGTAGGGCGGCCATTGCAGCGCAAGGCCCATTGCATCCAGCCCCACATAATCCTGCCCGCCAATGCACAGCCCACCGGCCAGGACATGGGAAAAGCGGCAGGCCATGCGGTACAGCGCCAGCAGCCCGTATTCCCCGTAACAGAGCCGCATGCGGTCGGTCAGCCACAGCAGCGGCTGGTAGAGCATTTCCATCGCACGGCCCGATGTGGGGGCGGCCAGGCTGTCGGCCTGCGCGCGGTTGCCGTGGATCTGCTCCATCACGCTGGCGCGCAGTTCACGGTAATGGTCACGCATGGCGCCTGCCGCATCACCGTTTATTTCCAGCAGCTTGGCATCGCCATCCAGCGGCAGGGTCAGGGCACTGGCCGCGCCCCCGCTGCTGGCGGGCGTGCCGTCCGCATACGGGTCCGGCCCCGCGCGGATGACAAGCCGGGGGTCGGCGCTGTATTTCAGCCCCCGCCCGGATTGGGACAGCAGGTAATCGCACTCGATCACCGTATCGATGGCGGGCGCAAAGGTGCACGGGCCATCCACCACGCCGGGGGCGGCCAGGTTGGCCATCCACACCCATGGCACGAAGCCAAGGCCGTGATGGGTGCTGCGGGTGGCATCAATGCGTGCGGGCGGCCCGGCCTCCACACGCTGCGGCACGTAAACGTGGCAGTCCGCCCGGTCCCATACGCGCTGCCACCAGAACACGCTGGCGGCATCATCCGCGCCAATGGGCCAGCCCTGTGCGGCCAGCATCGCACCGCGCACCTTGTAGCACTCGGTCACGCTGGCCAGATCCCCCGCGCCATCCCATAGCGGGGTCAGGTAGCGGGTATCATGCAGCTGCGCGCGCAGGCGGCGGCCCACGGCTTCAACCAGCACCGCGCTGGACCCGATGGACCCGCGGGTCGCGGCCTCCATCATCAGGGCGGGGAGTGCGGTCTCGGCGGCCAGTTGCGCCAGTATGGCGGGAAGCTGCGGGTCGGTGGCCACAAGGCCGGGCCAGTGCGACGCCCCGAACAGCAGCGAGACCGCATCATCCACCACCGCGCGGCACATGTTGGTGCGCACCGATGGCCTGCGGGCTGAGAGCGGGATGTATTCCCCCGCCCCGTTATATTCGCGGCCAAAGGGGTTGGGAATGGCGTCGTACTGCGTGCCATCCAGCACGCGGGCCAGTGCCGCCAGACGGTGGGCGCGCACGGGCAGGTCCGGGTCGCGCGGGTAGGTTAGGCTGAGTTCCTGCCAGTCCATGCTGTCATGCTCCGCTGCTGTGGGCAAGGGGATGCAGGCTGTCTCTACCTGCTGTTTTTATAGGTGAAAAAACGTACGGACTGGTCTAGACAGTCTGCCGCCCGTTAACTGGAGAGAACCTTATGCAATGCGTGCGCCCCCCATGCTGATGGGTATGGTGGAAGTTGTCGTGGGCCTGCTTGTGCTGGGCTGGGGGGTGCGCGGCATGCTGCGCGGCCCGGCCCCGGTCAGCCCCCGCCCCGCAGGCCGCCCCATGCGGGTGGAGCCGCGCACGCTGCCCCGCAGGCCCCCTGCCCCCGTGCCGGATGCCGTTATGGAACCCGTGGGGGACACCCCGGCGGATGCGCCGGTGGATGCGGGGTTCAGCGTGCCTGTTTCCATGGCGGATTACGGCTGGGCGGTGCGGCTGTACCAGCCCCACCCCCTGCTGAGCGCGTGGGAATGCCGGGTGCTGCGCAGCCTGACGGGTCAGGTGCCGCCGGGCGTTCTGGTGTGCCCGCAGGTCAGGCTGGCGGATTTCATCGTGCCGCGCGGCCCGGATGCGGATGCCAACCGCAGGGCGTTTTACAAGATTGCCTCCAAATCCGTGGATTTCCTCATCATCCGCGAAGGCGATGGCCATGTGCTCCTGGGCGTGGAACTGGATGACAGCACCCATGACCTGCCCGAGCGCCAGTACCGTGACGGGCTGGTCAACGCCGCTTTTGCACAGGTCGGCATACCGCTGCTGCATGTTGTGCCGGGGCAGCGGGTGGACGTAACGGGGTATTTTGCGGACGTGATGGCCTGAAACCCCAGCAGTAAGACGGCCTTCCTGAAAAAGGGTGGCACCCAGAAACCTTTTACAGTTCACGCAGGCCTACCGCCCCATGTTGAACCGCGTGGGCACCCACCGCGCGGGGGCCGCGGGCGGGGCGGCCAGCATGAGGTCACTCAGCGCCCAGACCAGCGCATCCGCCCGGTCGGGAGACTGCGCGCCATGGTAGCCACTGGCGGAAAACTGGCATAGCTGCGTCTCCAGCGCCGCGAATGTGCCGTGATGCGTCACCCGCCCCTGTTCATACAGCGCGGCCACCGGCTCGGCGCGGGCGGCCTTGCCCCGGCTGGCGCTGACCATGGTCAGTGCCGCATTGGGGTTCAGGCCGCGCAGGGTTGCCTCCACCAGCGCACCGCCAAAATTCTGCTCGGCCACAATCCGCTCCGCCCCCCAGTCCGCCTGCGCCTGCAATGCCGCGCGCGCCCAGCCCGCCGGGCTGTCACGGCGTGACAGGTCAGCCAGGACATGACCCGCCCCGGCGGCATCCACACCGCAGACCACAATGCCGATCTCGTCCGATCGCATGTCTTCCGGCCACGAACAGCCCGACGGGTCCACCGCCACCACAATCCGCCGCATGTGCGCGGCAATGGCGCCACGCGTGGCGGGGGTGATGGCAGCCGCGCGGGCAAAATCCTCCATCCGCCACAGCGCGCCATCCACCGCGTGCTGGTATTCGCCCTCCATGAAGCGCCTGCGTTCCCGCTCGGGCAGGGCCGCAAGCTGGGCCATGTACTCCGCCGAGAGGTTGGCGCGGTTACCCGCCGGGTTAAGCTGCATGGTGGCATGGCGCGCGCGGTCCAGTGGCGTGCCGGATGTGGGTTCCACCCCTTCCTCAAACACGCGGTACAGCCAGTGGCTGGTGGTGGGGGGATTGGCGTCGACATATTCCTTCAGCGCCAGCGGGCTTTTCTGTGCCAGCCGCGTCAGCAGCATGTTGCGCGCGCCATAGGTGATCTGGCTGGCTTCGTTCAGGTAGACGGTGGCGAATTCCAGCCCGAGTATCTTTTCGGTGCGTTCTTCATCATCCAGCCCGCCAAACACGATGCTGGACCCGTTGGGCAGTTCCACCGTCCAGTCGGTGCGCGACAGCGCCCACGGAACAGTGGGAAAGCACGCGCGCATGACGGCGGGAAACGTATCAGCCACGACCGTGGCCCGCAGCGCGTTCAGCCGGTGGCGGAAAATGCCGTGCCGCGTGCCCCCCGCCCGCAAGGCCCGGATGACCATGGCGCGCACAAGCACGAACGTCTTGCCCGACCGCGCGCCGCCGCGCAGCAGGATATGGGTGGCCGCACTGCCCAGCAGCCGGTTGGCGCGGCGCTGGTCCGGGGTCAGGCTAAAGGTCTGTGTCATCGGGCGTTATGGCAATGGTAATGGCGGGTGCGGGTTCGGCGCGCCGTTCGACCGTGGGGCGCAGGCGGGTGGCCACCCACATGCGCGCTTCCATGCGCAGCTTTATGGCGGGCACGTCGTCACGCCCGGTGGCGCGGTCGGCAATGCTCACGATCTCTTCCGCCAGCGCATCGGCCGCCGCTTCGCGCGCCAGGGCATACAGGCTGCGGAATTCGGGGTTGGCATGCAGCCAGCGCAGCACTGTGGCGCGGTGCGGCATGGCAGGGTCGGTGCAGATGGCGCGCAGGCTCTGGCCATTGCTCAGGCGGGCGCAGATTTCATCGGCCAGCCTGCGGCTGTAGGCCCCACGCCGGGGGGACGGGCCAGCGGGTTCGGGCATCGCCGCCCTCCGTTGCGTGGTTATGCCATTATGGAAGGGTTGTATGGAAAAATCGTGCAGGCAGCAAATAAACCGGGCAATGGCAGGGTGTATTCCCAGGCAATATGCCGGGAAAATGAATAACAGGCTTTGGGTGCGCCCCTGCTTGGGAACGGCGGCGTTACCTGAAGTATTGTGGAAAAAGCTTTACCAGAAACTTTCTTACGATTGCCGGATGTTTCCCGGTTTTCCAGCCCGCCCCGGCAAGTGAAGCTACCCCATTATGGCAGGGTTGTAAGTAAAAACCGTGCAGGTGGCAATCATGTCAGTGTCTGACCGAAAATGAGTTGAGTGATTTCAGCGGGTTATGATTCATGGGTTTGCGATAACCTGATGAGATCAAGATGGCCTGGACTGAAATCACCCGAGCGCAGTATCAAAGGGAC